ATCTGGAGCTGTAAGGGCATGGGAACCAAGGACCCCAGCGACCTTTACTTAAAGCAGGGCAAAGACGAAGCCGCCCGGCTGATCCGCGATGCTCTCAAAGCCGCGGAGCCGCTTGACTATATGCGTGAACAGATCCCGGAGGCCATACCCGGTGCCCCCATTACACTGCGACAGCCGGAGGGCTGGCTTTACTCGGACAAGGGTATCAGCCGCATCGATGAAAAAACGCTGGTACCCACATCCGTTTGCCGCACTCCGGTTATTTTGACAAAGCGCCTGCAGAGCCTCGAAACGGGGGAAGAGAAAATTGAAGTGGCTTTCAAGCGCGATGGCCAGTGGCAGACGGCTGCATTTCCCCGATCGACCATCTTCCAGAGCCGCTCTATTACCGTCTTGGCGGACCTGGGCTGCACCGTCACAAGCGAGAATTCAAGGCAGGTAGTGCGTTTCCTTCAGTCGCTGGAGGCAGAGAACATAGATATTATCCCAAAGGTCGACGCCACGGGCACCTTCGGCTGGCAGCCCGGCCACCGCTTTATCCCAGGCCATGACGAAGGAATCACGCTGGACATTGACCCCACCCAAAGAGGGATGGCGGCGGCCTACTGCCAAAACGGGACCTTTGAGCGGTGGATAGAGAATATGGCCCCCCACAGGGAGCGGCATAAGTTTCGCTTTATCCTCGCGGCCAGCTTCGCCGCCCCCATGCTGCGTATCGTCAAGCAAAGGATATTCTTCGTCTACAATTGGGGCGGCAGCAAGGGCGGTAAGACCGCTGCCCTCAAAGCGGCACTCTCCGCCTGGGGGGACCCGGAGAAGCTGATGGTCAGCTTCAACGCTACGCAGGTGGGACTGGAGCGGACAGCGTCATTCTACTGCGACTTACCTCTGGGCATAGATGAAAGGCAGCTCGCGGGGCAGAAGCAAGGGGAGCTTGAAAAAATCGTGTACATGATAGCCAGCGGAACCGGCAAGATACGCGGCAGCAAGGGCGGGGGCCTTCAGGCCACGCACCAATGGCGCACCGTGGCCCTGGCCACCGGGGAGGAGCCGCTCAGCACTGAAACAACGCAGACGGGCGTCAGCACCCGTGTCCTGGAGCTATACGGCGGTCCCTTTGACAATGAGCGGGAGGCTAGTCTCATGCACCAGCGGTCGGTGATGGACTGCGGCTGGGCGGGGCCGGCCTTCGTGAAAAGACTGGTGGAAATCCCGGAGTGGCAGATCTGCGAGGCCTATGAACGGATGCAGAACTACATCGCATCAATCAGCGACGGCAAGAGCGGCTCCCACATTTCAGGCATAGCGGCGGTAGCCCTGGCCGACGCCATGATCGACAGCTGGTTTTTCAGGGAGCCGCCGGAAAAAGCGGAAGACGATGAGCCCCCGCCGTGGCCACCAAAACAGGATACAGCATTCCTGGAGCCCCTGGGAATACAGGAGGAGTCCTGGACGGCAGCCAAGCGCATGGCCGGAGCTATCTTGGATGAGCAGGTGCAGAACAACAGCACCGATGTAAACGAGAACGCGGTGCAGTTTATAGTGGACTGGGTGCTGTCAAACTCCGCGTATTTTGGCACCCATACCGTCGGTACCTGCCTTGGATTCACCAGCGACTCGGGCAATACAGTGTACATATTTCCTTCCGTCCTCACTCAAGCCTTGACCAAGGCCGGGTTTTCCGCCAGGAAGACGATGAAGTATATGGCAGACACCGGCCTCATAACAACCTACCAGGAAAGGAACGGCAAATTGACCTACTCCGTTATGCGCCGATTTGGGGAACGGACTTGCCGCTTCGTGGAATTTGCAATCGGCCAGTTTGCCAACAAGAAGGATCTCATAGATTTTTACGAGGAGGAAATGGACGAACACGAGCCGCCTTTAGAGGCCACGCAGGAAACAATCGGCGGGTTTGTCGAAATCGACAATTCGGATGAGGCACTTCCATTTTAAGTGCAAAATCAGGTTTCACCTGTTCCATAGGTGAAACTTAGGTGAAACGCTAGGTGAAACGCAAAAAACGCCCAAATCCCAAGGCTTTTATATAATATGTTTCACCTATTTCACCTAATCAATAAATATATAGTGCTTTTAGCACTTTTCGACATTCGGCACTCAAATTGTGCATAACTGCTTAACTTCTAAAAAAACGGTATATATTTCAAGATTAGGTGAAACAGGTGAAAAGCGGCCGGAAACCTTTGACGCGCCAAAGCCTTTTTTAGTTTCACCTACGGAAGAGCATAGGTGAAATATCCTAAAGACAAAAACGGGAGGAAAACGCCATGTCAGAGAGTACAATCAAATTTCATCTTTCCATAAAGGATGGAGACCAAACCATTGTTAAATCGACTGTCGGAGCTATTGGAACAAGCGAGTCAGTGTCCAGGGCAAAGAAAACCATCAGAAAACTGTTGGACGATTTCACGCCGGTTATGGAGGTGAAAATGACCTCGCCGGATCTGCAACAGAAAAAAAGACAATAACTTGGGTGGCAAAGGACAGGGAGCACCGGGCAGATTGAGCGCCGTCATGAATGGAGGTTGACCGCTATGGAAGGCGAAAACATCATGAACGAAAGGTTGGATGGCTTCTACAAGTCATTCAACAAGCTGGTTGCCAACCGGGACAGACTTTCCTTGGCACAGCTTCAGGGTGAGAAGTTCGGGGACGCATACAAGGCCGTGGTTCGGAGAGTTTTGGAGGGGGCCACATGGTACGCCAGATACTACCTGGCCTCATGCGCCGATTTCCCCCGGCACCCGAAGGACACGGAAGGGAACAAGTGGATGGACAAGAAAATACAGGCCATCCTCGCTGAGGAAAAGGCTCCCGGCGGCCTGATGGAGCAGTGCGGGGCGGCGCTCATTGACAGGCTGAGCATGACCGACTTCGAGCAAAAGGTTTTTGAGATATACCAGCGCCTGGAGCGGGAGGCCTTCGCCCCTTACTGGCGGCGGCATTGCCACTGGACAGGGGAACCGGGAAAGCGTCATATCTACAACGATGTTTTCTTTAAATTCTGGTGGCCGGAGCATGGATACTGGGCATACAGCGACAACACGGATCGGGATTACAGATTCCCGCCGGACATCAAGGAGAAGTAAATGAATAAAACTATATGCAACAAATGTGGGTACGAGTTCTACATATCCGACCTTTCCACGATCGCAAAGGACGATTTGCTTGTCAAATATTTCGCTTGTCCGGCCTGCGGAGAAAAGTACCATGTTTTCACAAGCGATTCTAAAATGCGGGAATTGGTAGAGCAGCGGCAAGCGATACAGACAAAAATTCGGATAGGCCATGCCCATAAATTCCGCAAGCAGGAACTTCAGAAATATGCTCAGAAGTTGGCAAAAATTAATCGTGAGCAGAAAAAAATAATGCCTCAGCTCGAAAAGCTGGGCGAAGAGATTTTACGGGAGGAAATATAAATGTTTTTATTATTATCGTTTGTTGCTGTTGGACAGATGTGGGCTGGCCCGCTGGAAACTTTTGCAGACACCCAACGGTTACAGTGAAACTCGGACTGATGCTTGGGCGATTTCACTCAAAAAAGCGGATACCTGAATGGTATCCAAATAAACAAAAGGAGAGCGAAAATGGATAGACAAACATTGATTGACCGCTTTGAGGCGGAGATGAGCAAGGTGCAGCGTCCTGGCGTGGACAAGCTCATGGAGTACATACGCAAGAGCGACTTCTATACGGCCCCGGCCAGTACAAAGTATCACCTGTCATGCGAAGGCGGACTCCTTCAGCACAGCCTCAATGTTTTAGATGCCCTGCGGAGTATCCTTGTGTGGAATCCCATAACCGAGAAAATGGAGTATTTCGTCGGCGGGACATTGGCTGATGCCATCCCGGAGGAAAGCCTTATTGTTATCGCCCTGCTTCATGATATCTGCAAAACCTACTTCTATGGCACCAGCACGCGGAACGTCAAGAACGAGCACACCGGCAGATGGGAGAAAGTTCCCTACTACACAGTGGAAGACAGGATGCCCCTAGGCCACGGCGACAAGAGCGTCATGATAATTAAGCAATACATGGATTTGACAAACCGGGAAATGTATGCCATATGGTGGCATATGGGCATGACCGGAAACTATGAGAACGACACAGCTGTTGGGGCCAGCATCGAAAAGTATCCTATTGTCCTTGCCCTTCAGACGGCGGACATGATGGCCAGTAAAATCATGGAGGCAAACACCGGAAACAAGGAGGGTTTTGTTCCAAAGGAGGCCAAGATCCACGAGAGGAATACTGGCGAGGATTCGGAGTCAAACGACAAAAACGCAGAGACGCCGGATTTTCAAGAGGCTCCTGCGCTGGACAAGGAGGACGAATAAGCTATGAACGATAGAAAACAGACGGAAAACATTGTCCTCTGTGATGATTGCAAATATAGGGGGCGGTGTGCCATACAGCGTGCATTGGGGAGTCTCCACTACACAAGAGATGGTAATATGTCTACCTTTTGCAGTTTCGGAGAACCAGATCTCCTACCGAGAAAACCAGATGTAAAAAAACCGTTGAGAAAGGCTATCGCGGTCGATTTTGACGGCTGCCTGTGCCGGAATGCTTACCCGGCGATAGGAGAGCCGAACTGGAAGGTAATCCGGGAGGCCATAAGGGAACAGCAGAACGGAGCGGGGCTGATCCTCTGAACCTGCAGAGAAGGGATTCTTCTGGATCGTGCCGTTGACGCCTGTAAGAGATGGGGCCTGATCTTCGATGCCGTCAATGAAAGCCTGCCGGACTGGATAGAGGCAATAGGAACCAAACCAAGAAAAGTTGGCGCCTCAGAGTATTGGGACGATAAGGCCGTGAAGATGCAGTTTAACTAAGATTCCAAATACGAAGCAGGGAAATGGAGAGAAATAAATGATTAGCATTCTTGAAATTATCAGCATTGTGCTCTGGCTTGCCGGAGCCATCTATGCACTCTGCACTATACACAAGCTTAACCGGAAAATGGATCGAGCCCTTGATGGCATGATAAATGAGGAGGCAAACAAGGGGCTGGATGAAGCCCTTGAAGCCACTATACAGAAAAACCGGGAGGCCAGCGGAAACTATGGCGACGCTGAATAAGGCCGCCATCATGGAGGCAAGCCACCGCTTCACCCGGCAGGAGATGAAGGGATACATAGAGAGCGTCTCCGGGGAGAATATGACAGAGGCCCAGTTTGACCAGGCAATAAGAAAGCTGCTCCCCAAGGAGAGCTATTACCAGGAGCGGATCATGCAGGCCATAAGGAAAGCATACCCCGGAGCCTTCGTTTGGAAGGCCGCCGCAGGGCCATACAGCCGGGGAGGTATACCGGACGTGTGTGTGATACTGGACGGCAGATTCTACGGCTTTGAGGTCAAGCGGCCCTATGTGGGTGAACTGTCAAAACTTCAGGAGATAACGATCAATGACATCCGGGCAGCCGGGGGGATCGCCGGCGTGGTCTCCTTCCCGGAGGAGGCTTTGAAGCTCATTCAGGCCGCCGGGGACCAGCCAGACTAAAATCCCAAACGTTTGGGATTTTGGAGAA